AATAAGCAAGGTCTAAGTCTGGTATTTGTGTCCAAGATAAGTGAGCCTCTTGTCCAATAACATTACAAGAAAAATCTTCAATATCAGATGGAGGTGCGAGAGCACCAATGATTGTTCTAGTTGCTGTTACATAAGTTGATGATACTCCTAAACTATTTACAGCTTTAACTCTTACATTATAAATTTGTTGGTCAATTACATTTAATACTCTGTGATTTAATCCTGAACCTTGTGCATAAATAATATAATCTGAATCTGTACTTAATTTGTATTCTACTTGGTAATAATCAACAAAGCTATCAGGAGAAGCACCTATTGATATACTCATTGCCACTATACAAGTACCATCATTATATTCAATTAATTGGTCATCTAAAGTTACACTTGCTGGTGGTTGAACAACATTTGGATTAGGTAAGTTAGTTGATGGAATACTAGCTTGTTGAGTTTTACTAGCCCAAGTATAATGTGAATTTTGGTGTTCAGTTAAATTTAAACCTACTGTAAAATCTTCATTAAAAGATATTGAAATAACTCTAAATGCTTTTGCAGAATAACCTAATGAACTATGTGTTATATTTACAATATCTCCTATCGCTAAATCATAAGCATTACCACCAGCATTTATACTTAATTGTATTGCTTCTCTTGATCTTCTTAAAATAATCTCTGCCATTTCTTCTGCCTGATATGGACTTGTTATTACTTGTCCAAAATCAAATCTACCCTCTAATAAAAATCCACCGTCAGCAGCTTTCATAGTTGCGTGTTGATCTGCACTAGGCAAACCAGAGTCATCTATTGGTGGAAATTGAACTTCATCTACTTGCCAATTTTTATCAGGCGAAACATAACTACAAATTACTCTATTATATTTATCGTTTTTATTTGGACTCGAAACAGAGAATCCACCAAATATATCATCTTCTGTTAAAGTAATAGATGCACTTCCTGTTGTTTCAATAACTAATCTGTACTTGCCAGAAGTATAAGGAAGATAACCTCTACAACCTTTTAAAAGAGTTCTTGTATTATCTATAATTTTTTTAGATGTGTCTAACACAGCATTTGCATCAAAAATATTAATATCACTAGCACCTGAATAAGGTGTTACTTGTGTTACACAAACTTGTGAAGCATCATAAAAAGATTGTAAATCAATATCACTTACTGCTAAACCTTTTCCATATCTAGCATTTGTTAAGTAGTCTAATAAAACCCAAGCTGGATTAGTAGAGAAAGCAGCAGTTTGAGCAACTAAACTTGAATTATATGCTACTACTTTTTTACCCTCTATTAATGTTTGTATTTTAGGAATAGAACCAAATACATCTTGATTCCATTTAAAACGAATTGCAAGATAAGATAAACCAGATAATTTATGATTGCTTCCCCAATTAGATAATGTTGATAATAATGTTGATGCTGATTGACCATCTGATCCATAATGAGGTTCTACTCTAATTAAACTTTCTCCACCTTTATAAAAGTTAGCATCTGAACTATCCACTTCAACAGCAGTATTATCAGAAAAAGAAGATGCAAAGGTAACAACTTTATCATCTATTGTTATTTGTTTAACATCATTAATTTCTCCCTCTGCTAATATTATAGCAATATATAAATATTGATTATCTGTTCCTGAAGTTTCTACAAATACTCTAGTTCCACCAACTAATCTTGTTCCATAAACAACAGGAATATTTGCGTCATTAGATTGTTTATTAAGTAGTACACCTTTTTCAAAATCATCTGCTTCATTTATACCAAAGTCAGGAATATCAACCTCAGGCACAAGCCAAGATAATGCTTTACTAAATACCTTTACTATTGGGTCTAAAATTTTATTTACAATATTACCCATTTAAATATGAAACTCCCTTTTATATTTTTTAGATATTCTGTAGATATTATTGTTGTGATCTACTCTTAACCAATTAATACATTCGTTAGTTTTAAGATAATCTTTAAAATAATTATAAACCCAAGACATAACCATTCTTGCATTTTTTATAATAACAATATCACATAACCATAGATTAGTTCCACTTTGCCATGTATTATTTTTAACAGTACCTTTTTGTTTATAAAATAATTCGTTTTCTTTATTTAAGAAAGCCCAATTTACAAAACCATAAATACCATCATCATCTTCAAATTTTTTAAATTGATTACATTGAATTGATGGCAATATATGATTAGCCAAATCTTTATCAGTATTATCTTTATATTTATCAAACTGTTTATATAAATTAATAATATCTTGCATTATGATCTTCCCCATTTAATATCTTGTACTGTTTGAGATGAAAATTGCATACCAACATCTGTACTAAAAAATCTTTGTTGAGATGTTGAATTTGTTTTTCTTCCATTTTTTTTATCAAAGTTAGCCCAATGAGAAGTAACATTTAAAATAACTGTACTTTCTTTTGTTGTTTCAGAAATTTCAAAAGTATCTATCTGGCCATCATATAAAAGAAAAGGGTCAGCAATAATAGAATTAGAATCATTTAAAAAACCTCTATAAATAACTACTGAATCATTAACAACATTTTCATTTAAACAAGTTGATATAAGTGATTGGTCTGCACCTGAAAAACCTAGTTTTAATGAAGTTTTAGTTATATCTACTTCTTCTGTAAAATTAGATATACCCATAATAAGACTAGAGGTTGCGTAAGTAACTGATGAACCAGATATAGAAGATGTTAATGGAAATGAACAATCAGTAAAATTAAGAGGAGTACCAAAACCAATAGTAATAAGATGTATTGGTCTTAAATCATTTGTTGCTAATTCGTTCTTTGTTGCTGTCGTTAGGCTTCTCGTCATGTTCCTCAAATGTTCGTCTGTTTATTTTTATTGAATCATTGACAGTATAAATAGCATTTTTAGATGGGTCTTTATACTTTCCTTGATTCAAAGATTGAGCATCAAGATCATCAGCTTCTATTATTTCTTCAGCTAAAAAATCAACACTAATCCAATATTTTACTTTGTATTTCATCTATAAGGATTCTTCAACATCAAATTCAAATTGATATAAAAATGCACCATCTTTTGTTGTTCCTACTGCACCAAATTCTTGAATATCATTTGTTAAATGTACTGTAAAAGGAACATTATCATAAGTAACTACTGAATCATCTGCAAGTGCTGTAATTAAAGGTGGCTCAATGGTTACTGTTGATGCGTTACTAGAAGCCTGAACATCTTCTACAATCATATAAACTTTTGAATGACTTGCGAACTTTATAAAATCTCCAGCTTTAAATGCGTGTGGATTATTGTTGTGGTGTCCGTCCATAGCAATAGTTGTATCTCCAACTGCGTGAACACCATTAACTAAAACTGTATTTGTTTCATTACCTCTAGCATCTTCTACTTCTGGTGGGATTATTGTAAAGTTTTCTTTGCTTGATCTTTGTTTAACTATAAAAGCCATAAGTTGTCCATAAACATCTGATCTAGTTCCTGTAATTATTCTTATACTAAAAGCCCATCTTTGGTTATCTATTTGTCTTGCAAGTTTCTTACCAGATATAGATTTAGAGATAATAGTATTTTGAATTGACTTTATTCCTAAAGTTTCAAATTTAGCAGAAGATATTGGAAAAGCACCTGACATTAGATTATTGCACCTCTCCCTCTTTCATTAACAGATTCATTTATAATTCTTGATATAGTTCCACGTCTTTCAATTAATAACTTATCTATTCCAGCAGCATTAACTGCATTGATTGTAAAATTAACATTTACTGCACCACCATTTCCACCACCTCTAGCTGATTGTTGTATTTGTCCTGATTGGTTAGGTATAAATAATTCAGCACCATTTTCTCCAACCATATAAGGTTTATCTTTTTGTACTGAACCACCTGATGCTCTACCCATGAAACTACTACCACCACCACCAGGAGCCATTGAACCACCACCAGTTAGAACTGCAAGTATAGCTGCAAGTGCAACTTGTTTTTGTAATTCTCCTGTGTATTTTTTAGCACTATTTAATCTATTTCTTGCACCTTTTTCAAGGTCTATACCTAATAATTTTAATAATGCAAATTTCATAATAGCTTCAATTAAAAGTGATACTGTCTGAACAAGTGCATCTGCTACCATTGTTTTAAACGATTTACCTAAATCTTCTCCAAGTATAATTGATCTTGCTAAAGCATTTGAAAATTTAGTTATTCCTGAATTAATACCCTCTGCTATTGTTGTGTTAATATCTTTAAATTTCATTTTCATATTTTCTAATGAATTTTCTGTAACATTTCTTATTTTATCTCCTAAAGTTTCAAATTCTTGTCCAATGTTTTTAATTAAACCTAATTCTCTATTTGTTGATTCAACTTGTTTTTGTATTTCTTTTGTAGATTGAATTAAAACTTTATAACTATCTCTATTGTTTGGTAATTCTAATTTTTTAGTAACACCAGCTAATTTTTCAATTCTTCTATTTATATCATCTATAATTAAAGCACCACCAGCTAATTTTGTAAAAAAACCACCCAAAGCAATCATTAATATTCCCAGCACAGTTTGTAACTCTCTAAAGTTTTTAATAAGTGTTTTTATTGCATTGGATAATTTTAAAATAGCTACTGCAAGATTTTCTCCCATTTGTCTGCTTAATCTTCTAATAGCTTGATCGTTTGTTTCTGTAAATTCTTTTAAATCTCCTAATTGTCTTTTTAGTTCATCAAAAAACCCTTTAGCTATTTCAGTTTGAATTGTAAAATAAGCATCTTTTAAGTTTGATACAGTTCCTTTTAAAGTTTGTGCTAGTTTGTTTGTTAGTTCTCCAAACTTACCCCCTGTACCAAATGCTTTTGCTAATCCTTTAATAGATTCATCAACACTAACTTTTACTCCAGCAGAGAAACCAGCCATAGCTGTTACTGCTCTATCTCTAAATAAATCTGCTGAACCTATACCAGCACTAAATGATCTTTGTATTTGTTGAGAAGCTAAAGCAAAATCTCCACCTAATTGAACTGCTGTGTTACCAGTAATTTTTAATAATTCTTCAAATGATATTCCAAGTGATTCTGCTTTTTCTGAAACAGTTGCTAAAGCTGTTACACCTTGTTGAATGTTTGATAGTTCAAATGGAGTTGTCTTTGCAAATTTTGTAACTGTATCTAATGCTGCTTTACCTTTTCTAGCACTACCAAATAATGCTTCTAATTGAACACCCAATTCTTCAATTTGCATACCAGCATTAACAATACCTCTTAATACAAGACCAGCACCAAGACCTATAAAAGCATTTTTTAAATTAAATACAGCACCTTTAACTTTAGCAAGACTTCCTTGTACTTTATTAAAAGCTTGTGCAGATTTATCCTTTGCTACAATGTCTATATTAAGTCTTTGATTTGCCATTATTTTAAATTCCTTGCTTCTGCTAGTGATTGTTTCGTTTTATACTGTTCTTGTTCTTTTTTCAAGTAAGCTAACCAAAGATTAT